CGGGCTTTGTTTTGGAGGCAATATGAAGGAATGGGGCCTGTTTGTATTGATCACTATCTGGGTAGTTCTTTTCTCTGGGACGCCTGATCTACACGACAAGATCATGGACTTGTTAGATCGGCAAGCAGTGTGCCAGAAGGGTTAATCGTCCATCCCAGGCCAATCGCATAGGCGAGCCCCCAGCTCGTTATGATAGAGTATCTGACGGGCTGTAGAGTCCGTCAGCACATCTTCTGGCTCGATGAAGATCATACGAGCTACCAAGCAGAACTCAGCCCCCATCGGCTCCCTTGTTGCGCATCCACTTGCGCCGAAGCTCAGCAGCAGCCCCACCGTCAGGCATCCGATCAATCTTGGCTTGAACATGGCTGCTTTCCTTGGCGGCTTCTACCGCCTGCTTGTTGATCTGATCTCGCACTTCCTGTTTGCCGTCAGCTTTGCCCTTCATGCGCACACCGAAGTACGTCAGGACGATAGCAAAGCCGCCAGCAAGATAGGGCCAGAATTCAGCGATTAGAGCGGTCATTTCGTGTCCCTCAATGCGATTTTAATGGCTTCCTTGGCGTCATAACCCTGGAACACCAGGGACTCAGCAGCACGCCGACGGCGCAACCCCAGGAGTGATACGCCGCCTGCTAGTGTCCAGCGCTTGAATTGATCCGCAGCGCCTTTAGGATTGCCTGCGTTGAGCATCTTGAGCAGCGTGGACGACTGGAATGCGCCTACCCCTAGATTGTAGGCAAAGGACACGCAGGCGTCGAAATGGGCCTGAGAGTACGGCACCTTGATTGCATCCTTCACGCCAGGCTCAAATTCGTCGTAGAGATCCTTTGCCAGCAAGCGGTCAGCCTCTGCCTGCGTGATCTTCATACCCGGTTTGACGCCCTTAGTCGTTCCCCAGCCGATGGTCCAAATGCCCACCGAATCCCTATAAGCCTCCAGCTTGCAGCTTTCATAGTGCTTTATCAGAGTCATCCCGTTCTGGCTGATTAAGCTTGGGCTGGTGAATGCCTCTGGAGAGGATACCGATTGCGATGATTGCGTAGCTTGCCCACTGTACGAATTTCGGCGGAACGACAGCCTTGAAATCAACCGGAAGAGCGTTCCAAATATCGATTGCATGTTGCGGGAACTCCAGAAAATAGCCGCCCACCAGAACCCCAAAGGTGGATATGCGGACCGACCAGAACTTCCAGAATAACCGCCATTGTGGGATAAGTCTCATGTTTACACCCTATTCCTCGATGATGGATTTTGAAACATCGGGGATCCCCTTTTTTACCATCGAATTGATGAGACGGCGTTCCCAGTCTTTGCGCTGATTATCCTGTTTTATCAAAAGCACATCGGTCTGGATGGTGCTTATGCTCGCCATCATAAATTCGAGCTTATCCACGCTCTTATTGGCATACCACCAATAGCCCCCACCCATGAATAAAACCACGGCGATTGCAGCCCGCAGCGTGGACTTAAGGCCGAACATTTCCCGCTCTAGCGCCGACACTCGGCCCTCTATGCTCGCCGGGTTGACTTCCATGTCTACTCCTCAGGTTTTGGTGCAGGCTGGTTTAGCCCAAGCGGATCAGAGTAATACGGCGGTTCATCAACCCATTCCGTATAGCCAAGGTCAGGTTGCGGAACTTCAGACCATCCGCCGATTTCTCCATTTGGATCAACGTAAGGCATCTTTAATCTCCTAGAAAATCGGTGTACCACTCGGTGTTGATATTCAACCCGTTAGCGGGTAGAAATCCTGCTGCACCGCCAAAAAGTTGAGCCGAAGGGTTAGTTACGGCTTCGCAAATGCCTAGCCCTGAAATCCCAGGACCAGACACGGTAATCGCCGTTACACCCGATGCAACCCGCGTTTCATCCGGCGCGTACAAAAGATAGGATGTTGTTCCACCCGCGTTTGCATTAGAAAAAACCCGAGCTTTTGCAATGGTACTGAATCCGGGAGGGGTGCCCATATTGACAGTTGCGATTGTGCCGTTATAGGGCGCGTTCGACAAAATGACCCGAGGCGTAACGAACCGGAATATATTCCCCGTTTGAAGCACCGGCAAAATCCCTCCTGCGGATTGATTAAAAACCGATCCGACGCGCCTTGCTGCCGTCCACCCTGCGGGGATGTTGGCGCCAGATGGGGACGTGTCAAAACCGGCATCCACAGCACCAGTAGTGGCATTTTTTATAACGAACATGTGATACCACGTGCTGAGCGCCGCCACCCCGCTAAAAATGCCATTGTTGCCGCTACCTGGCGTCCAAGACCCCGATGTATTCAAAAGCTTTACCAGCGCGGTATTCAGTATGATATCTGTTGCATCGCTACCGCTACGCCACGCCCCTGGAGCAATACTGACAGAGGCGGTCGACACCGTAATCGCCCCACCTGATCGATAAAGCGGGGGCAATCTATTAACAGTACCCACGCAAGCCCAGATGCCTGGGGCAGTATTACAAAATGCATAGACTTCGTTGGGGAAAGGTCGCAGGTCTTTCCCTTGTAGCATGACTAAAGAAGCAGAATTAGTAAGTACCGGCGCGGCGATAAACCGAAGATAAACAATGCGGCCAGGATAGGAACCACTGAAGGATGTAATGGTTGTGGTCCCCGTCACATCGAATAGCGCCCCCTCATTCGGGATAGGAAGCGCGGCGGCAGATGCTATGTCAGGACCTTTTGTTAGCTGCTCCCAGCGCAATGCATTACCATTCCCCGAAGGAGCACCTACCGCTGAAATAGGAAATCCGCCCATATTCAGCGCGCCAATCATTGGCGTTTGACCGTCATTAGAGATGGATTGGGTTAATGCTGCTGCGATATCATTAGCTAGCGTTTGCCAATCCGCTGCCGTCGCTGCATTACCGTTGATGGCCGGATTCCACCCGTTGTTTACCAAACTGAAAGTGCCGGACCCATTACGAGGCATGGTGATTTTCCTTTAACTTCATCCACACAAGAGATTATATGGACTATATAGATTTCAAAATCTGGAAAGCCGTAGCTTTGGTAGTTGCCTTCTGCATTTACTGCTTTTGGCGCGGATTTACTGGGCGGAAATGACCGGTACAGATTTAGCCACAGGAGCCGACATAAGCCTCAGCGCTTCAATAATTTTCGAGTTTTTCGGATCAGCTAGCAACCCAGCCGCTTGTTTCGGGTTAAGAAGTGCTGCACCTAGTTTCTCCTGAATCCCTTGATTTGCTAGGCCATAGGGAAGCTGAAGTAGGCGTCCAAGCGTGGCTCGTGCCGGAGTAGACCCGCCGATAGTGCGGCCCAGAGCCTGAGTCATAAGATTGTCTACAGCCAAATTCTGGAACGTCGAAGAACCGACCATACGCCCCGCCGATTCTGCCAGCTGGGAGGCGTTCAGATCAGCAGAAAGATTCCGCAGCAATGCCATCTGATCAGGGCTTAGAAGCTTGGCCAGGTCGTCACCCTCGTTTTTGAGGATATTGTTTAGCTTCGCTCCAGAAAGCTCCAGGCTTCCGCGTTGATCTACCCGGCTGTTCTGGATCCTCTTGAACACGTCATCCAGCTTTTCCATCTGATTGATGGGCATGCTCTCGTCGGCGTAGGTCTTAAGGTACTCCTTCCAGGAAGTGCGCGGGCCTGCGCTAGCTGGGGGGGCCATGCCGGCACGTTCTATATTCGCGCCATACGGCATCAATTCCGTCCCCGGCGTTTTTACTGCCCGGCTGGCCTTATCAATGGCGTCATCGATCAATTCTCTAACTTTGATAAGCTGGGACGAGGCATAGCGGATATTGCCCGCCTCCCCTTGTAGCTTGCCGCCCAGAACATCCCCAATATCCTTTCGGATGGCGTACAAGGCCCGAGCATCGATGGCGCCCTCTTGGGTAAACTGGGCAATGCGGCCCTTGAATTCGTTCAAGGCCTGCTGCGAGAGCTTCCCTGCATTACTGGGATTGGTAATCAGCCTGTCTATGGATTTAAGCAGATTCCCAGAAGGCACCTGACCAGCCGCGTCCAGAACGCTTTCCCGCATCGGCGCAGTAAGGGCGTCCCGTGCAGCTTTCGCCGTCGCCAGCTTCCCAGGATTGCCCGCAACAGCCTCAAGAGCAGCCGTCCGCGCTTGGTTCTGCGCGGTTTGCCGTGCGGCCAAGGCCCCCGCATATTCAAGATTGGCGCCTTGCATAGACCGAGATAGCGCAGCCAGCCCTGCATCCCCCGCTGCCATTGCCGTTGTTGGAGCCGACCCAGGGACAACCTCCGTGGAATAGCGCAGGGCCGAAGATGCCGCAGCCGGGTTATCTGCAAACTCCCGCAAGGTGTTCCTAACGATGGCATTTTGACCACCAGAAAAGAACGGTTGCAGGGCCGCACCCGCAGCACCAGCAGCCTTTCCTAGCCCCATCATCGCAGGCGGCAATACCGCCCCGATAACAGCGCCTGTGCCTACCGATTCAGGATCGACAAGACCCGCAGTAGCTGCGCCAGTGCCAGCGCCACCAACCATGCGAGTAAGCAGATTCCCCGCTTGCCCAGCCACAGTTGACGCCGGCATACCTCCCAGCGTCATACCACCAGAGCGCAAAGCACTAGCCAGCTTCTCAGCCTGGGGGGCAACACGGCCCAAATACGGCGCTACAGACGATACGCCACGACCAAGCACGCCACCAACAGGAAGCGTAGCCGCAATATTGCCGGCAAGCTCTCCACCGCCAGCGGCCCAGGGGCTTACCTCTTTGTAGGGGGCAACCTCAGCGGCAAGCTTTCGGCGCCCAGATTGCGCATCATCGACAAGCCAATTCCCGGCTTGCTCCATCCCCAGGCCGCGCATCCCCTTCCCAAGCCATTCCTGAGCACCCAACGCCACCTGACCCACTCCGGAGCCAAGACCAGCGCCCAGGGCTACCAGAGAGTTATCAGATACCGACTCTTGAACAGCCGGAGCGGTCCCGCCCATCTCGACGCGCATTACGCCATCCGAGCCGCGAGTCGTCACGGCTTCCCCGGGCTGCTCCGCAAGCGGCGCGTTTTGCCACCACGACTCATCAGCCGGGATCCTGGACGCAACCTGATCGGCATACTGCAACGTGTTAGGTGCATTCGGGTTGCGCGGATCAGACACTGCTTGGCCAGCCCTGGCTTTCGGAATCGCTCCCTCCCCACCATAGTAGCCAGCAGCGGTTAGACGCGGATCACCCTCTGCCAAGTCATATAGCCGATTGACATAGCGCAGGCCAGCCCGCGCATTGTCTAGCGGATCATTGATATCCCACCCCTTGTCAGCCATGCGGTTAAACGTCGCAGGGATGACTTGCATTCCACCTACCGCGCCGGCATTGGATGTGGCCGTGTTTCGACCCGAGCCAGATTCCTGCTGATAGATAGAACGTGCGATAGCTGCCCGCGTAGGATCCAACCCCTCAAGGCTAACAGCAGCCTCGAAAGGGTCCACCTTGGGAGCCGATTCCCACCATTGGCCAGCCATTACGGCTTCCTCCGCAAAGATCCATCAGGAGCACGAAACAAGGCGCCTGAAGGTAGCGCCTGCATTTCCTGAGCAGTTTTTGGCGCGGCGATTCCTCCAGGCGCAGCAGAGGGTTGGCCTTGTGGCGTATATTTCTGCTGTAGCTCGATAATCGTTTGTAGAGCGGCCTCCCGGGTTTCTCGGGGGACTTTCGGGTTAGCAATATCGCCTGCCATCTGCTGATACAGCAGACGATCCGCATCCGATTGGGGGCCTTCCATACGGGGCATGTTCATAACCAGCTGACCGGAAATAACCTTCAGCCGGGCATCCGCCTTAGACGAATCCGTACTCATGCCGACAGCCTCTGCTGCCTGCGTCTTGAGGCCACTGATCACGCCGCTACTGGCATCTTTCAGAATCCCCCTTGCCTCATTGGCGAGATTTATTAGTTCACCCGCCTTCTTTGCCCTCGGGTCTTGTTCTGCAATCGGGGGGTTGCCTGCCTGTGCTTGCAAAGCCAAATTCTCCCGGGTGTTGAACGTCTTGCCCTGCCCGTTTGCGCCCTGTTGCGTAACGAGATCAAAGGCCGCGTTCCCCTGGGCTGCTGCGCGGGCCTTTGCGCCTTCCTGCTGAGCCGTGATATCGGAATAGCCCTGCACGGGGATAGCGATTGCTTCCCCGTTTGGTCCATATTGCATTTGCATCCCGTTCTGCGGCGCGTTGAACATCGGACGCCCTGAGCGCGGGTCTATAAGCGTTGCACCTGGCGCAGCGCTCGGAGGGGCAATGTAGTTCTGTTTCTCCAGGTTCCCAGATAGGGCCGCATTCCATTGCGGCGTTCCAGGCTGAATGCCCTGGGCTACCAAGTTTTTCTGAATGTCCGTCATTGTGTTGCCCTGCTCGCCAACCATCTTGAAGTAAGCAGGAAGACCGACGTTTTGAGCAACCATGAAAGATTCTTGAGCCGACCGTCCGGGCAGCAACGGAATCTGCGGTTGCCCCATCCCTGTGGGTTGTTGTGGCGCCTGTTGACCTCCTTGCGAGATCGGGAAAGATTGCGCGCCTTGAGGCTCCATCTGCCCCAGGCCGAACTGGCTCGCAAGGCGCTGGTTTTGCATCTGCTGCAACTCCATCTGCTGTTGCGGCATGTCGGCCATAGACTTTGCGCCCAGGTATGCTCCGAGCGCCTTTGCCAGCCCTTGAGTCCAGGACGGTGCGATATATTGACCGCCCACCATCTGACCCTGCAATGGCTCTTGCGATTGCTGCATGAGCGCCTGAGCATAGGCCTGGCGCTGAGCAAGCTGGTATTGCTTCTGCGCAATGTCAGGCGCCATCATGGGCGATCCAAAGCCCATGTTCTGCCCCATACCGGTGTTCCGCTGTGCCATTTAATAACCCCGTAGCTGTGCCGCTA